ACAGTACTAAAGGAGACAATATGGCAAATGAGTACACTATAGATACTTATCTAAATCGAGATGGAAATTATAATATGTATGGCATGACAGAAGACATGGTAAACAGATCTTATGGAGATATAGTTCCTCAAGCAATGTCAAACAACTTACCTTATCAAGCAGGTACGTTAGTAGATGCACCTCTTGCTTCTGGAATGATACCCCCATGGGTTCTAGCTGCAGGAAGTATAGGATATCTCGGTGGAAAATATGACGTTTTTGGAAAAGCCAAAGATGCGGTTGGAAACTGGATAGACGGTTTTAGAGGAACAGAAGGTGTATTATCAGGACCAACAGAAAAACATGCTCAGACAATAGCAGATTTAGTTTCAGCTAGAACCGAAGACAAAGCAATGGACCAAGGATTAAAAACGGCTCTAGATGATAGAGGGTATCCGGTTATAACTGAAGGACCATACGCTGGAAAAAATATGGTAAGACGTGGAATACAGGATCTTCATGGACCGGAAGCTATGATACAACATCCAGTAGACACGACTTATTATCCGTGGGAAACGTATGAAGAGGACACTTTGAGAGCAGCAATAGAGCAAAAACGAATAGATGATGCATTCTATGCAAACAATCAGGACGATTGGAGAAGAGGTCCTCTACAAGACGGAAGAAGTATTACTGTATCTGACGACAGAACAGAATGGCAAAAATGGACAGACTCTTTTAAAAGAGACTGGTAAGCAAGATGACTACATTAACAAGCCTTCAAAAATTACCAACATTAACTGAAATATTTTTCGGCAAGGGTATAGACTCAGCAACTGACAAACCTTATGCCAAAAATAATTCTGATGTATCTATAGAAGAAGTCCTTACAACAGAATTGGGTTCCAGCCTTGAAAAGATAGAAGAAGGCGTGGGTATTGGAACTTACGAAGAGGAGTAACTATGCCAAACAAAGAAGATCCGGCAGGGCACTTAAGGAAATATGCATGGAAGCCGGGGGAGTCTGGAAATCCTAAAGGACGCCCTCTTGGTGCAAAAAATAAATTAAAATTAACCAAAGAGGCTTTTGAAGAGATCGCTGGTATATCTCCCGGAGAGATGCTTGCGATGATAGCTCAGCGTCAGTTTGCTCAATCGACTACGAATGGGGATGCTATGGCTATTAAAGCTATTACTGAAGCCAATAAATATATTGAACCTACTCAGGATGCAAAGACTGCGAATGAGGATAAGGTTGAAGATATGTCGGAAGAAGATTTGATGACTCGTCTATTAGAGCTCACGAAAGCTGATTCTAAAGGCACAGCAAAACATTAGGAGAATAATATGTATACAGGAAATCCACATCAAGATAGAAAAGGACCTCTATACGGGGGAGGAAGATGGATGAATCCCAATTTTCCAAATGAACCAAAACCCTTTAAACAAAATCCACCTGAAATGTTTTGGAACGATGGCAAACCTTTAAACGATCCTAATATGTTACAGCAATTAACTATGAATGGACCTTTAAATCCATCAGGAATTCAGCTAGCGGAATTAACTCAAGATCAGATGGACTATATGGGAGGTTGGAAAAACACTCCTGCTTTTGGAGGAATATCAAAAGAAGGACTTTGGAATAATGTTAAAGACATGGAATATATAAGACCATCGTGGAAGTTCTGGGGAGAGCCTAGTCAAGAACCAACAACACGACCAGAATTTAATGACTATTATAATCAATTATTACAAGGCAAAGCAGGAAACTGGGTAACATAATATGGGAAATACCAAAGAAGCCGCTAAGCTGATTGTTGAACTTGAAAAGCGGAAGAGGTGGGAGTTCTGGAAAGAAAACCCAGAGGCGTTCTTTAGCGAATGCCTGAAAATATATCCGAAAGATGCCTCACTAGGATTGATACCACTAGATGTTAATAGTGCTCAGAAGTTAGTTCTTGAGCAACTCAACAAACAAATGAAAGAAGCGGGATATGTCAGATTGATTATCTCGAAGTATAGACAGGCTGGATTCTCAACAATCAGTTCTGCCTATATCTTTCATAGAGCTTTGTTCTATGGTAATACCAAAGCGGTAATTATATCGCTTGACAAGCCGACCACGGAAAGTATCTTTAGCATGTCCCAGACATTCTGGGCAGAGCTTCCAAAAGAGATACAGCCGATACTGGACAAATCTAATGTCCGAGAAATGGGCTTTAAGGGCAATGGGAGTAAGTACCGAGTATGGACTGCAGGAGCAGACAACCCGGGAAGAGGAACAACAAACACTTGCCTTCTGGCTGATGAGGCTGCGTTCTGGCTGCAAGGTGAAAGAATCCTTGCTGGTATGTTCCAGTCTATTGCACTACAGAAAGGAAGCATTATTATAATTAATAGTACCTCTCACGGTGCTCAAGGAGTCTATTACGATCTATGGAATAAGGCAGAGAAGGGTGAAGGAATATTCAGCCCTCTGTTTGTACCTTGGTATCTACAGGACGAATATACATTAAATCCTCCAGACAATATTGAATTGACTCTGGATGAACAGAAATTAAAGGAAAAATATGAACTTACCAATGGGCAAATATATTGGAGACGGATTAAAATATCTGAAACTTCAAGCTCAACGTTTAAACAAGAGTATCCTTTTACTGCGGAAGAATCTTTCATACAATCAGGTTCTTCAGTCTTCAGTAAGGAAACCCTTGACAAATATGTTCCCTATGCTCCAGAATCTATTCGAGAGTTCAACGAAGCGTTTAGCTCTTTTGATGAAGGGCAAGAAGGGAGCTTAAAAATTTGGGAAGCACCAGAGAGAGAACAGAAATATATCATTGGTGCTGATGTAGCACTTGGAGTCAGGGGCGACTATTCAGTTGCAACTGTCCTTAATAAGGATAGAGAGATTTGTGCTATATATAGAAGCAATAGAATAGACCCTGTTAGATATGGGAAACTATTGTTCTATTTGGGCAGATGGTATAACAATGCCCTGATCTGTCCTGAAAGTAATGCTGTCGGTTTAGCCACAGTACAACAAATATTCGGTATGAATTATCCGAATATATATCAACAAAAGAAAACTGCTAATACTGCAGGCGACAATGTTACCCATCTTGGGTTCAAGACAACAGTCGCTACCAGACCTCCAATCATATCCAATCTTAGAAGAATGATTGAGGACGAGGATATCTTGATTCCTTGTAGTTTGGTATTGGACGAACTTAGAAACTTTATTGTTACAGAGAGTGGTAAAGCGGAAGCTTCAACCGGTCATTATGATGATATGGTAATGTCATTAGCTATTGCTTGTGAAGTTTATAGAACACATGGTCATGCTTTAACCAACAAATCATTTAGTTGGGGAGAGATGAATACACTATATACTCAACCAGAAACTAAATGGTTATAACTAGAGAGAGTGAGAATGAAAAATAAAATCGAAAAGATTGATGATGACATGTTAATTCAGTCGATTGATCGCCATATGCGTAATGCTACGGGTGGTTATACTGGATCATCAGACGTCAGCAAACGAAGAGAAAACGCTGTATATGAAATGAGCTTAGAAGCCCAAGGCGATTTAAAGCCACAAGGCGTAAGCTCAATTGTATCCTCAGACTCGGCAGAGATAGCTGAGGGATATACTGCACTATTGACCAAACTATTATTAGATAACAATAAGTTGGCACTATTTATTCCATATGGTAATGAGATGGCTGCAGTTAAAGCGTCTCAAATTGCATCGGATGTTGTTAACTATTGTTTATTCAACTCTAATCCAGATGGATGGTCAAAGCTATCTACTTGGCTTAAATCAGCAGTTGTGTTCGGCAATAGTGCTCTTACATGGGGTTGGGAAGAACAATATGACTATGTTGTAGAAGAATATGAAGAAATAAACCAAGACGTATTGGACCAACTTTTAGCAGACCCTGATATAGAGGTTGTTGGAGACTTAAATATTTTAGAAGAGCTTACAATGGAGGCAGACGGAACTACTCCAGTTAAATTTGTAGATGTAAGACTTCGTAGAAAGATAGATAAATCCGGAGTAAAGCTTCGTAATATTGCACCAGAATCTTTTCTTATTGACAGAGCAGCTTCATCTGTAACTGATGCAACCTTTATCGGTATTGTTACAGAAATGACTCGTTCTGATGTCAGACGAACATGGTCTGATCTTGATATAGACTTCAATGAAATTGGTGAAGAGGCAACCGTTAGAAGTTCTGATTGGTCTTATGAATCATTTGCTAGAAAGGATGCTGCTGGCATTACAAACTGGTTAACTAACAATGATGACGATGAAGACGAAGCGAATATTAGTATTACAGTTATTGAATGCTGGATTAGAACAGACAGAGATGGCGATGGTATTGCAGAACTTAAACATGTTATTAAAGCTGGAAACACAATCTTAGAAGAAGATGATGTGGCATATGTTCCTGTGGCAGTATTAAACCCAATAGAGATTCCACATGAGTTTTACGGACTATCTCTTCTTGATATGGCTCGCCCACAGACACAAGCAACTACAGCAATTCTTAGAGGATTTGTAGAGAATGTATATTTCAGCAACTATGGCAGAACTTTAGCAGATCCTAATGTTGTAGACTTTCAAGCTTTACAAAATCCAGTTCCAAAACAGATTATTCCTACTAATGGAAACCCTGCTGCAGCTGTACAACAACTCCAGCCAGAGCCAATGAGCACTGGAACTGCAGGTATATTGGAATTCCTGGGGCTACAAAAAGAGCAATCTACTGGGCTTAGCAAAACTGCAATGGGATTAAACGATACATTATATGTATCAGGAAACTCAGAACAGAAAATGACGGGAGCACAGAATGCAGCTCAAATAAGAATTGAGCATATTGCCCGTAGATTTGTAGAGACTGGTATTAAAGATTTATGTCGAGGAGTTCTGAGAGAGATGAAAAGCAATCTTAAAAATCCAAGTATGTATAAAACAGACCAAGGATATGCATCAATATCTCCACAGGAGTTACAAATGATGCCATCAAATATGGATTTAGATATCCAAGCGAACATTGGAGAAAACTCCAATCAATCCTTGGCTGAGAAATTATTACAATTAACTCAACTACTTCCACAAATGGCTCAAAGCCCAACATCAGAGTCTTATATAAATCCTATGTCCTCTTATAACTTGGCATTGGATATTTTAAAGAATATGGGTATGGATCCTACTAGATTCTTGAACGATCCAGCTACACCAGAGTTTCAGCAAGAACAACAACAAGCTTCACAAAAGAAACAACAAAAAGAAGATTTACAAGAACAAGCTGAACAGGCTGCAATAAAATTGGATATTGCAACCAAAGAAGCCAACATCAGTTTGATACGTGCAGAGTCTGATAATAAGAAGATTGACAACAAACGTCAATTATTGCAGGCAAACGATGAATCAAACAGAGAGTGGGCGGAACTTAAAGTGAAAGCAGAAGGAACAGAAGGAGCAGAAATACCTACAAAAATTCCTGTTGACTTTTTATCCTTGTATCAGGATTCAGAAGAGAGAGATAAAGAAGAGGCTGAACAAATGATGCAGCAGCAAATGATGCAACAACAGATGATGCAACAGCAAGGAATGCAAAATGGACAAGCGAATGGAAATATCGGAGGCTATTGATAGAATTGCAGAGCTTGCAACAGAAACTGAAGATTTAGAAATTATTCTAAGTTCAACAGCAGCTTTAAAAACTCTAGGAATATTACAAGATCTAGGTTTTAAAAAGATAACTATAGACGAACATAATAACATGTGAGATGACTGATGAGTAATTATAAAAGACAACCAGCTTATAAAGTTGGGGACAGTGGTAAACCAAAAAAAGTATCACCATATGATGATGCACAGAGAGTCCTTAATAAAGGATATCAGTGTACTGAGATAAAAGATACTATGACAATGGTAACTGAAGATATACTCAATAATCTTTTTCAAGAGTGGTTAAGTACTAAGCACTATGAAACAGAACGTAGAGAGTTTATCTATAAGTTAGCTATAAGTCAGGGTGCGGTAATGAACAATATAGATAAAGCTATTATCGCAAAGGACAATAAAGTCCAACAAGAAAAACAAAGCCGGGAGACAGATGAATGAGTGACAAGGCAAAATTAGTATTAGCTTTAGAAAAGCTTAATATAAGTATAGAGGCAATTATAAAAGTAATTGGCACTGGAAGAAATATTCATGGTGCTGCTTTTGATATGAACAATATGCTTACAGCAAAAGCTAATATAGAAAAGCTGCTTGCAGCTATACCTACATTAAAAGTAGTTAAAAGCAAGAACAAATAAGAGGTTTTATTACAAACCTTTAGATGATTGATGACAGAGAGTTGTAATAAACTCTCTTATTTTATAGGAGATAAAATGTCAGAAACAAATAACGAAGCTACCCATACGGATGAGTCGGACGTTACTGATTTCGATTTCGATGCTTTGGCGGATGATATATTAGGTTTAGAACCTGATGATGCTACCCAAGAAGGTGACGAAGCGACAGAAGAACTTGAAAGTGAAGATCCACACACTGACGAGGACGCTGATGAAGTTGACGAAGTAGAGGAAGATAGTACAAACGAAGAAGAAGAAGAGGAGGATGAGTCTACGGACGCTACCCAAGAATCTGAATCAGATGAGCTAGACAGTGAAATCGATATGGACTTTATAGTTCCCGTCAAAGTTGATGGGAAAGAATCTGAAGTTTCTATGGAGGAGCTTGTCGCAAACTATCAGACAAAGCAGAGCCAGTCAAAGAAAGGGGATGAGCTTGCTGCACAGGCTAAAGAGTTAGAAACAACAAGAGAACAAGCTGAAATCTATGCAAGAGTTAATGCAGAGTTAATTCAGCGAGAGGATCAAAAAGATTTAAATATCTTAAAACATCTTCAATCTCAAGTTGATAAAGCTTTTGAAGAAGACGATTTTGAGGCAAGTAAACTCAATAATAAATTGAGTAAAGCTAAAGATGAGTATACTTCAAGAAAGGCTAGTAGAGATAATCTTATGCAAGGAATGGTAGGAACTATAAACCAACAACATCAAGAACAATTTACGAAAGAAGTTGAATACTTCAATGAAGTAGTAAAAGACTTAATTCCAGATTGGTCGGAAGATGTTGCTAAATCTAATCGAGAATTTGCTTTAAGCATTGGATTAGATGAAAGAGTGGTTGATACTATGACTAATCCAGCAATGGTAAAAGCTATTGATGGATATAGAAGATTATCTGAGAACTCTGATAAAGGGACAGCTAAAAGAAAAAAGGCTCCCGTTAAACGAGTTCCAACTAAAGCTAAAAAGCCAAGTACAGCAAAAACTAAAAAATCCAATAGGATTGATGAAGCTCGAGCAAGAACCAAGAAAGGAAAAGCAACATCGCAAGATGAAGCACTTCTTTTCGATAATGCAATTGATTCTATGTTTGAGTAACACATCCTTTTAATATAGGAAAATAGTAATGGCTACAAACTTTACAACCAGTAATCAAGCAGATTCTATC